AGCTGAGTGTATTTGAGTTAGACGAGATAGGCTTGAGGATTTTTTACCACCTTCCCCAACAGAGACACCCATCATTTGAGAGATGGACATACCGTTTTCGGTGGGTACTGTTATTTCTGTGTTCATGTTATCTTATCCTTAATAAGTTATGAGAATCTATAGTTCTACTATATTACATCTACAGTGTCAAGCCAGTTGTTACCTATTTTTGCTTCTAAGAGCATAGGTACACACATCTTTATTCCGTAAGCTTCTTGTATGATATTATCTAGGTCTTTGTTTAGGTCATCTATAATTTGTAGTACATAATTCGTCTCCTTTGGATGTACATCAACTACTGCTGAGTCGTGTACTGTGTTGACTAAGCACGACTGTAGTAGCCGTAGTCTTTCTTCTAGTTCCATTACTACAACTGGCACGATGTCTGCTGTAGCTAATCCTTGTACTGGGTAGTTCTTAATCATAGTGAAGTGACTAACCTTACCCCTTGGTCTTCTCTCTACATAAGGGAAAGCATACTGCCTACCCGATACATTAGTTATCTTCTTAGTTGCTAGTGCTTCTTTAGCTAGAGACTTATGCCACGTAGATATGCCGGAGTACTTGTCGTTGAAGTGTGTGTAGTATGCCGCCTCTGCTCTGCTCCTACCCCAACCACTAGCCCCGAAGAGAGGGGCAAAGGTGTGAGCCTTAGCTTCTTGTCGTGATGTCTTCTGACCTGCATCACTGATAACCTTAGCTGTATAACTATGCACATCAAACCCTGTGTTGATCTCATCAATAGCTGTTTTGTCTCCTGACAAATGTGCAGCAACCCTGAACTCAAGCTGTGCGAAGTCAGCCTCTAGTATGTGACCACCATCCCATCTTGATACAAACACTTTCTTTACAGGGAATGTATTACCTCTAGGCATGTTCTGCATGTTCGGGTTACGTCCACTGAACCTACCCGTAGCTGATACGTGTTGGGTAAGTCCAACGTGAAGTAAACCATCAGGCTTAGTGAAGATACTGATACCCTCTACGAATGTAGATAGGTACGATGTCAAAGCTGATAGTCTCTTTACATCTTGTATGAATGATACAGCACCACTCATGTTGTTGTTACGTGCCGTACTAATCAATACATCTAAGCTATCTTTGCCTGTCTTGAAACCGTTAGCGTTGACCCATGACTTATCTTTAGGTGATAGCTTGAAGCCAGCCACAACACCTGTGCTGTTGAGTAGGTAACCCTTAGCGTCACAGTTAGTACAACCACTAGGCTTCTTAAAGTCTTTACCATCTTTCTTAGTTTTAAATACTTTACCCTTACCTCTACAAGTTAAACATATACTAGCCTTAGTCTTACTTATGATACTACTGTAAGTATTTAGTGTATCTTTAAACTCTTCAGGTGAGACTGATTCAAATGTAGTCACCCAAGTTTTCTTATCAAGGGGGGTGCGACTAAATAGCACCTTAGACATCTGCTCACCACTGTTGAGATTGATTGGTGTGTCACCCATTAGCTCATGTACTGTGCGGTTAAGTCGTGTCTCTATCTGTGCTTTCTCTTCTTCAAACTCTTTACGCACATCGTTGAGTACATCAGTGTCGATCTTGATACCTGTCATGTACATACGAGTCAGTGTCTTACATACCTTGAAGGTGATGTCCCTGACGTTGTGTAAGCTCTCACTCTCTGCTGTGTTGTAGTCTTTCTCTATGCTGTGGTATAATGACGCAGTGGCATTTAGATCACACTCTAGATAGAAGCTGAGTTCTTTGAGGGGTATCTCATTAGTGTTGTACCCATCCTTGAAGTACGCCTTTAGTGTGTCATCCTTCTGATGTTCTAACTCACGATACTCAACGCAAGCGGAAAGACTTAGTGGTCTCTTCTGTCCACGTAACAGTACGTACTCAGCTAACATCGTGTCATATATGTCACCATCATACTTGAAACCACTAGCCCACAGCCACATCAAGTCATGCTGTGCGTTGTGCATAACTAACAGTGTAGCTCTATCTAGTACAGCTTGTAGCTGTCGTGACCTGTCACCTGATATGTCTTGGTACTCAACGTGATCAAACGTCATGATGTACTTCTCATCAGGGTTATCTAAGTTCTGTACCCCTACTTGTGTCAATGTATTAGTAGGTTCGAAGGGGTCCATGTGTATCTTACCGCCTCGTTTAGTTACTGTGTTCTCTACGTCTAGTACTAGTCTCATTGGTTCCTTCCTATCTATGCTGAGTATCTGGCTGTGTCACCATCTAACTCAACTGTTACTCTACCGTGCCACCCACCTTGTAACTTATTCTTAGAAACAATCAAGTGTCTCTCAGGATCTTTCTCTCCACTGTCGAAGTCATCCCTGTTCTTACTGATGAGTATCATTAGGTCTGTCTCTGCCGCCTTGCCTGTCTTACTACCCTCAAGCATTGACTGGTCTACGTTGACTACATTCTGTGCTGACGCTGATAGCTGAGACATATAGAAGATAGCACAGCCGTACTGTTTAGCTATGTTACGTGCATAGATTGCCGCATCCTTTAAGTACACATCAGACTTGTCACTAGTACGTTGGGCAAACTTATCACCCATGTCTAGTACAACTATGTCTGGCTTGTACCCTTTGATGACAGCCTCGACCCACTCCATAGTCTTACCTGTTGTGTCCTTCAAGACTAACTGTTGGAGTACAGGGTTGTACTTTTGTGCCGCCTTCAATGGGTTAGCTACTATCTGTTTGCTTGTCATACCTGTTGCCGCATTCATGTATCGCTCACCTACCCTGTCGTATGATTCCTCATTGACTAGCACCATACACTTAGCACCTTGATTAGCGAACCCATTCTCTGAGGCTATGAGTGAGGCGTGGAAGGATGTCTTACCTGTATTAGGTCTAGCACCTACCATGATCAAGTGACCACCACTCACGCCCTCTATCCTACGAGCAAGGCTAGGGATATTAAACTTCCACTGTGCTTGTGTCTTACCTAGCTTCAGTAGTGTGTCCATACTTATGTCATCCCAGTCTACCTTTAAGTTAGGCATGAAGTCATCTTGATAGCTAGAGATTATGTTACGTAACGCTTCCATGCTGTGCAACTTACCGTTGACGTAATCAATACCTATGTTAGCTACCTCTTCACCTACTACCCTCTGGAATAACTTGGACAACACATCGGAAGCTACGTCCTTACTTAAGGCTGTCTCTCTGTCTATCTTCTTGAACAGATCTCTGAAGACTTCCTTGTTAGCTGTAGTAAGTGTGCCGTTGTTAGCGAAGAACAAAGCCTCAAGTGTAGCTGGTGTAACTGATTGCTCATACTTTTCCATAGCGTACTCTAGTGTCTGCTTTATCTTACGTAAATCTTTAGTGAATAACTTATCGGGAAACCTTATACCCTTATGGTCTTCATAGAAATCCTTATCCATCATAGTTTTTATTAGTGCAAGTTCATGCATCATGTTGTGTACTCCTTCAATTTTATTAAGTCCTCTTCTGTTTTATATTTTATGTCGTCTTGTAGCATCATTGCCATAGTCTCAATCCCTGTCCACGATTGTATTTCTTTTCGATACTCAATACTTTTGTGAGTAGCATCAGGGTCTAGTGCAACTATAATTCTAGTGTAGTCCTGTAAGTATTCCATATGTGTGTGATTAATATTTGTACCTAAGATAGCTATACCTGTGACATTTGGACACACCTTAGATACAATGATAGCACTGATAACATCCTCTACTATTACAGCTACGCCATTAGGTTCACCCATACACCTACTGAATACAGTAGCGTTACCAGTATACCTGAGCCACTTAGGTACAGAGCCATTGAGTGACCTACCTATAGCATCTATAACCTTATGCTTATCTCGTATGAGAAACACAACACGCTCATCCTTAACGTCATACATTACATCTAAGTATTCATTCTCTAAGCCCCACCTAGATACAAATCTATGGTAGTTAGTCTGAGAAGGCTCAGGGTATGTGATGTACTCAGGTACATTGAATGTCGGTATCGACACAGGCTTAGTCTCTTTTAGGTTAGATAACCTAGTAGCTATCTCTTCGGTAGTTAAGTTGATGGGTACAAATCCCGGCTTGAGTGAGCAACTTAATTTGTAACAGTTGTACAACACAGCACTATCAATTTTTGTAGCTGTAAAAGAATTGCTACCATTACAGATAGGACAATCAGACCTGACCCCTACACCATCGGATAAGTCTAGGTCTTCAATGTATTCCTTAATGTTTATCGTCATTATTAAATCTCCTTTCTAGTGCAGTACTAGCACCACTGTATGTGTTAACAAGGTAAGGCTTGACACTCTGCGGTGACTGATGACCTGATACTTGCATAATACCAACCAAGTCAACACCTGCCTCAACCATTTCAGTTATAGCTGTACGCCTAAGATCCCTTGCTTGTAACTCTTTAGGTAGATTAGCTTCGTCCTTTACCTCATTGATAAGTATATGTATTTCATCAATCGTATAGTGTGAGTAAGCCCCTGCCTTAGTTTCAGTGCGAGGTGCTACGTAGTCTTGGAAGTCGAAGTCTTCCTTCTGTTGTGCAAGCATCTTAATTAGATTGTCACTGATAGGTAAGTGTACATCCACGCCACGCTTACTTTGCTCTAAGTCCATACGTTTTTTATCGAAGCTAATGGAGTCCCATTTTAGTGTACGCATATCACCTACACGTTGACCCCACTCGTAAGACATATGAACTATCAACCCTATGCTACGCCACCTAAAGTTATTGTAAGCTGTATCTAAGAATAGCTTTACTTGTTCGGGTTGCCACATCACCTTGCGAGGCTTTGATTTAACCTTCTTAACGAGTGCCATCGGGTTGTGAGGTATAGCTTCATGCTTAATAGAATAGTTTAATATTATACTAACACAGGTAGATATATAGTTGGCGGCACGTATGCCTGAGTTAGCTAACCAATACTCATACGCTACAGTTAGATACTTATAGCGTACATCTTTTAGTTTTAAATTACCTAACATAAGATTGTCTGATACTTTAGTTGCACAAGCCTTAGTTAAGTTACTGCCGTAATCCTTCTGACTCTTGTACTTAAGAGAACAGAATGATGGGCTACCCCTATAAGAGTTACACGCTTGAGCGAAGGTTGATGTAGATTTAATCTGAATACTCATTACTTCACCACTCTTAGATGTGACCTATCTTTCTTAGCTGGTACTCTATCTTTAAAGGAGTTCTTTATTATCTCCACTGATGCATCAGCCATAGCGCATACCAATCGTACTGTCTCAACACGTAAGTCATTATACAAATCAGGATGTTCTTCCTCTAAGTCTAGCTCTGGCTGATCATTACTTATATAAGTAGTGATGTTGTGACAGTATGCTTCCAAGTGTTCCGCTACTGCCTCAGCAAATACATCAGATACTATTGGCATGAAGTGGTAGTCTTCCTCTTCGTAGTGAACTACTGCGTATAGTATTTCGGGTATGTCTTCATCAGTCATCGTCTGCTATCCTCTCTATTGTTATGTTGTCACTCAGTATGCCTGTCTGCCTATAGACTAGAGCATAATGATTAGCCCATAGAGCCATGTGTCTGTATATCTCATACGGATCACCAGAATCTATGAGTACGTTTGGTTCATTCATTGTGATGTTGTACTTAGGCATCAGTCTCCTCTTCATCGTCTTCTTCTACACAAAAGTTTACAGTGCGTAGACCCTCAAATGAATTGACTACCAGATAGTCAGTGGTAGGGCAAGTGTGTAACCATTCTCTGAATTGTTTAAGTGTCATCATCTTTCATCTCCTCTAGTTCTGCAACCACGAATGGGTCAAGGTAATTCTCTATGATAGTTAGCTGATCTTGGATATGTTCTACATCTGTTTCTAAAACAAGTATCTTCATAGGGTGGCGATTAATCTGCACAAAATCACAGTCATCCATGAGACACGCAATAGATATACTTGCCTCTCGTACTGCCTCTAATACTTTATCTGTCATCTTTATTCTCCTCTCTCTCTGTTAATTCATTAGTCCATTGAGTAGTAAGCCTACGAAGTTCTTGCTCTAGGTTATGATACTCTTCATGCACTAGATTTTTTACCTTAGAGGACGCACCCCTATCACATAAGATTTTAGATAGTCGGGAAATTTCATCCCGACATATCGCTATCTGTCTTACTGTAGTATCCATACTCATGCGGCTAACTGTAAGAACGCAGGGCTACTTACCCACTTACTCACCTCTTGCTCTCTAGCTAACATACTCACAGCCTTGGTGTCGTTGCCTGTGTTACGTAACTCAAAGCCGTTACGTGCATCAGCATACGATGAGTAGTTAGTAAACGCACTGTACAAAGCAAACAGATTGTTACCTCGTGTATGTCTCTCATCTAAGAATAGATCATGTAACTTACGAGACTTACGTTCCGACTTGACTATCTCTTGTATCAACTCATCAACTTGAACGTGAGCTAAGTTAGTATCAGCCCATGACTGTAGTCGCTTACCTTGTAGGTCGAAGTTAGTCTTAGCTACTCGTAGCTCACGCATGAAGTTATCAACTGTGAAGCCTGATGTGTTCTTCTTACGCACCATATCCCAGTCACCAGTTATCTGACCATTAGTACAGAACGTATCTATACCACCGAACCATGTAGCTGGTGAGGCTGACCCATCGATAGCGTGTACTGCTATCATACGGAAGGCTATCTCAGTCTCGTGCTTCTTAGTCTTGACTGTAGTCTTCACGTTAGGGAAGGCAACATCAAGCATAGACCAACCCTTGTTACGGGCTGAGTTAAACGAGTATGAGTAATCACGAAGGTCTTCCTGTGATAGGTCTTCAACTATGGTATCCCATACTCTGTTGTAGAACTCAGCGTGATTCCTAGCTGTAGCTCCCTTACCTATGATAGCGATAGCCTTATCAGTATCAGAGTTGATGACGTACTTCTTATCTCTGACTCGTGTGTCATTGAAGTGTACGTCAAAGTCGAGGTGGTCAGGCACAATTAGTTTGTGCCAATCAGGTTGTATGTTAAAATCAAATGGCATTATATTTCTCCTTTGTTAAGTTAATAGTTTATCCTGCGAAGTGCCACAGTTTACGTGTACCTATTCGGTTACGTTTATGCTCAAAGTATACGGTACGCTTGCCGAAATGGTAGGCAGTCATACATGTACCTTGCTCACGTTTGAACCAACCTCTGCTCTTAATCTTACGCTTACGAAAGATACCCTTAGTACCTAAGTAGTTAAAGCGAAAGCCTTTGCAACCATCTGTGGTTGACTTAGTTGATAGTATGTAAAACATATTGTATTCTCCTTTGTGTTTGATTTATATATTGGTTGTAGAACTAATAGTATAGTTAGTCAACCCCCTTTAGGGGGGTTACTCTACTGACGGAAATGCCGTCACTAGCCTCGTGAAAGGTGAGCCGATTATACAATCAGCATGGTACTTAGATACCATATCACCTGTAGTTAATTTCTTGTTACCTCTGTTACCTGCTACAAAGTTACACCATATGTCCCACCAATACTCTGAGCCACCTGTCTCTTGAGTATAGCTTACATACTTCTTTATCTTACTGAGTTTTGTTTCACGTGTAACATTCTTGTTCAACTTGAAAGCTGTCTCTTTCAAGCCCAACCTATTTAAGTTATGACTATCAAGACACGCCACATCTAACCCTACTAACTGTGCTACAAATGCAGCCTTCACTATGCCTAACATCGGTACGTTAGTAAGCACATCAATAGCACCAACAGGATCATTGTGTTTAACTGCGGCCTTCAATGCCTCATGTAGTACATGCTTATGTTCGATAGCATACAAGTATCCTTTACGTTTCATAGACATATGAATACTATCTGCACCATCATGAGCTAATCCATCCATGAATGGTCGCATCTTATACAAAGCATTTTGGATTGTACCTATTACAAAACCTATGCCTATCACTGTGTTATCAGGGTTCTTCAGTATGAACTGAGCTATCTTTTTGTTATCACGTTTGTACATATTATACTACCTCTTCATTGGTTGCAGGTATGAATGGCTCGAAGCCATACGCTTTGAGTAGATCCATTTGATAAGGTGAAAACATACCTTGATCGTTACAAGAAAGATCTTCGTCATACGTATCATCAGGTAAGGGTGAGTCAGCTTGGGCAAACTCCAATAAGAACTTAGCCATATCATCAACAGGTCGATAGCAAGTTTCGCCACCTCTCATGTATTGTACCTTACGTACTCCAACTCTATGATATAAAAAACTCATTACACTTTTTCCTGCTTCATTGTATGTAGTCATAGTTTTATTCTCCATATTTTATAAAGGGTTAAACTTCTGCGT